AATAACAATCCTCGTGCTGCCCGAGGCCCAAAAACTTTAGAAGAAGAAACTAAAGAAGTGGTTCTCAAAGAAGGTGGCAATGCAATTAGTGCATCCGAGCCAGTTAACCGAGAAGATGTTCAAGAAGTAGTTGAAACAGCCAGAAGATTGTTGCCTAAAGAACTATTAAAGAATTTACAAGTTCATATAGGTAGTGCAGGATTTAAAAAGAAACCATCTGGGGACATTGATTTAATGGTCGAAGCAATGGACTTGGTTACACTGTTCAAAACACACAAGTCTACTCCCGAAGAAACAATCAAAGCTGCAAAATATGCATTGCAAGCATATCTTGAAGCCAAGGGAATAGAATCCAATGTCAAAGGAAGAAACGTACATGCAGGTATTCCTTACTTGCAAAATAGCACACAGCATTCTAAAATTGCACAAGTTGACTATATGGTCATTGAAGAAGCAAAGATAGTTGCACAATGGCATCAACATGGTCCACGCGGCATGTACGACGATGAAGATTTTAAAGGCAATCAGATTTTTATATTGATCAGCAGCATAGCAAAGCCACTGGGATTGAAGTTTGATCCATTTGCAGCAAAACTAATCAACAGAGAAACTGGTGAAGTTGTAGCCAGAACCAGAGATCAAGCAGCTAAAATTTTGTTTAATCCACCACCAAAAGAAAAAGGTGATGCGTTTAACAGTGTCAAGTCAATGATTAAAGCATTAGAGAATGATCCTGACAAAGAAGTCAAACTAGCACAGGCCAGAGCCGACGAAAACAAAGGCCTGATCAAACTCAATGAAGCAGTCAAGCCAGGGAGCCCAGCTTGGTTTAGGAAATTAGCCAATCTATGAAACTATCGTTTGTAGATTATCTAGTAGAAGCAGGCGAAGGTCCTAGAATCCCGCATCCAGAGGACAGCATATTCTCTGGCGTCTCAGAAGCTAAAAAATATCTAAATGCACTCAAACAAATTGTAGCTGCATCAGACAAGATATCTATCAAGTGGGACGGCGGCATTGCACTATTCTTTGGGCGCCAAGCAGACGGTACATTTTTTTGCTCAGACAAGTACATGTATCCCAAAGGTGTACTAGCTACAAGTCCCGAACAATGGGAAGAATACGATCAAGGACGTGGTGCCAACAGAGGAGATTTGTACGAAAAAATCAAAACAATCTGGCGCGGGCTTGAGTTTGCTGTAGTAGAACAGGCTGTATTCAAAGGCGACTTGATGCAAGTAGGCCCTGTTAATCTAATAGATGGCAAATATCAATTTAATCCCACTACTGTAGACTACAAGATTGATCCACAATCAAAATATGGGCAGTTAATTAACGCTAATACTCGTGGCATAATTGTAGTACATCAAAAAGACAGTGCGCCCTGGGATGGGAAAACTGGCCTGCGCAATGGCGGCCCAGTCGTTATCATCGAGCCAAAACTTGGATTGTCATTTAAATTAGACTACCCATCTGTATTGTTTGCCAAGGCAGACTCGTTGTTGAACGGACGCAAAGGTGCAAACGCCGAGTCATTTCTAAACAACATTGATGGAGTTGCAAGATCTGCAATTCAAACTTATTTTAATAAAAAAATTACCCAACAAACAAATGACAACTTGGATACTTGGTTAGCCAGCGGCAACATAAGTGCCAAGCAGGTCAAGTTGCTAGTAACAGGCACAGGTCAAGTTGATGACAAAGGACAACCAATACCTGGGTTCTTGATCACACACAAACAACAGTACCAAGACTTGGCAGAAGCTTGGAATGCTATATATGCAGTTAAAGACAATCTTGTGCAACAACTAGAACGTCAGGTAACTGGTGTAGAACAGACTATCAACGGTAAACCTGGCGGCGAAGGGTTTGTATTCCCCAGCAGTATAGGTTTAATTAAGTTGGTAAGCAGGGGTGTATTTGGTGCAGCCCACTTCAACAAGTGAAATTTTTAAATATTTGATAAATATTTTTAACGCGAAAGCGTACATTTTTAAAGGAAAATATTATGGCAGTTTTTGCAAGACTAAATGGTAAGACAGAAGTTTACAGCGCAGCTGGTCGTCAGATCGCTTTAACAAAATTCGCTAAGACAAACATGACTCAAACTGAATTAGATGCAGTTGTTCAATACATTGAACTAACTAATTCGGTACTAGCTATTGGTGCTGATACCGTAGGTGGTTTTGTTAGCGGATCTACTGATCTAGTACACATCATCACTGAAGGCCCAGAAATCGTTGATACACCAGAAACAGATTTTGGTGGCGTAACTGGCGTTACAGCAACAGCAGTTTGCTACTTCGCTTAATCAAATTGATTAGTAAAAAAAGCACCGCAAGGTGCTTTTTTTATGGCCGTGGTATCTGTTTAAATAAATATTTTGATGAATAACACAGGAACATGGTTTGTCGGCTATACTCTAGTAGACATAACAGACACAGGGGTTTATAGATCTACAGGTGAATTATTACTCAGAAATCAACAAAGAAACTGGGAAACTGTTCTACAAACAATAAGTCTCACTGCACAACCATTGGACATAACCCCAGCTGCTGGGTCAACAAAGGTACGACTGTCTGAACATCAGTTTGGATCAAACTTCAAAGGTTCGCAAAATTGTTGGAAATTTATGTTTTACATAGAGCAACCGGATGCGTTTGGCGCAGATCCTATTGCAACCATTGAATCAAACTTTGATCAAATACCAATAATCAGCGGGTTAACAGAATCTGTTAAGTTTGCTACACCTTTATTTCAAACACGCGGGGAGTTTAAGAATATCTATTTCAAAGTTTCTTAGCAATTGGATTAAATAGCTTATAATGCCCATTTTTAGGAGCATGCAAAGGAACTTATGGCAACCACAACAGAGCGACTAGGAATAGTTGAAACTAAGGTCGAGAATCTCAATGAGAAACTTGATGATTTAAAAGTAGACGTAAAAGAAATGCATAACTGCCTGGATAAAACCAGAGATACCATTGAAGCAAAATTGGAAGTAATGTATCAAGCCAGCTGTGCGCAACATGTTGAAATGGCAAAGAAGATATCGTCTATAGAACGTTTTAAAGACAAATGGATGTACACATTTGCCGGCGGGATGATAGTGTTAAGTTGGGCCAGTGCTCATGCAGATAATATCATAGCAATATTAAAATGAGAATCATTGAATTAACCAACAACATTCGCATGCCGATTACCAACGAAGAATCGGATGTAATGTCAAAATTTGACGAAGGTGTTGGCATTCCAAAATCGTCGTTGGATATTCGTGAGCAGCATCTTGCAGCACAGTTGGTTAACAAAGGTGCGCTAATCAGAAAAAACAACAATGGCAAAGTCGAATACTTTAGAAATATCAACAGTTGAGCAAATGGTAGCTCAGGCAGTTTCTTACTTTAAGAATTGGAGCGAGGACGAGCTAACGGCTTTGATCGCAAAACAAACAAGAAGTAATCAAATGCCTTTTATAGCGCCAATTGGTAAAAATGGCTATGTTGTAGGCAACTATGCAGTAAGGTTAGTTGACAACAATTGGTGGGAAGTACACTATCGTTTTAGCGATACTGTGCATGTTTTTACCAGCAAGCTGGCTGCAATATGCTATGCAGTATATAGCCAGACTGGCAAAGATACCAAGGCTGACGTTATCTTAAAGAACGATGCTGAAGTTAGTAAACTAACAATCAAATCTGAAAATTTCTATTTTAGATTTAAGCAGGCGCAGAAAAAGAAAGATCAACAAAAAATTGATTTATTTTTGGTTCGCTATCAAGAATCAGCGGGCAAACTTACACTAGCTAAATCTAACTTAGAAAAAAGTTTGAACTCGGCTAAATACATTAAATTCTAGGAATTACTTAATATGAACCTTTCTGACATTAACCCAATTGTAACATCTAAAAAAATGAACTCTGTCATGAGTACACGTTTTGGCTATACCATTGATTACAGCCGTTTGAACTATGGAAAAGCATTGCATTTGAGCAATACAATTTCTGAAAACATCAATAGAATTAGACGTAGTTACGGCGCACACACAGCTGAAACTAATTCTAAGTATATGGAATTGTTAATGGTTCGTGAAGGACTAAACAAATGGATCGTTGAAAACCGTAAGCTAATGGAAGGCGAGATGGGCAAGAGCGAAGCTATTCTAGCAGCTAAAGACATGGTTGATTCAATCCAAGACATGCTGGAAAAACTAAGCAAAATGCAAGTAGAGCAAATGCCTGCGCTAATTGACACTATCCGTGATCAAATTGGCAACGAGCAAGCTGATGCATTTAAAACCAGCGTCGGTCAACTATTGACTGGCATGCTAGACTCTATGACACAAGCACGTGAGCAAGCAGATAATGCAGCACGTCAACTAGCTGGTGAGCAATTGGCACCAACTGGAATGGCCATGGGAGGTGACATGGGTGGTGACGAAATGGCCGGTATGGCAGTAGGCGAAGTACCTGGCGGCGAATCACCAGAAGGTATGGACTCTTTTGCAGCAACAGACGCAGCAGCAGGCGGCACAGAGCCAGTGGGCAGAGAAAAGCGTTAATGAGAGCCCGCGAATTTATCGCCGAAGATGACTCTGGCAACAGCACATCAATTAACAACTTAATTGGTGCGCTGGAAACTGTAAGAGATCGTTTCGGCGATACAGAAGATGAGGCTAAAATACGCCTCGATTCTCTGATTCATATGGTAAAAGAATTACCCGGATCGGAGATGTTTAACGTTGACTCATTGATGAAAGCATATGATAAGAATGATTCTATTAAGAATCTTATCAGCGGTGTCAGAGATGACGACAGCGGAAACAAAATGGTATACATTACACCTGTAATCGGCGATATTGATGATACAATGACCATTGGCGATGCAGGCGATGATGGTACATCGGCACATGACATGACTGGCAGCAATCCGCGCGATACTGTAAGCTCTATGTCAAAACGTGCATTAAATCGAAGATAACAAAAATCCTGGTTGTTTTAATTTGTTAGCTATGCTATTATAGCCTATATGCTAATTAATAAATTTAACTATGTTCCACTGGATAGAGGTTTAGTTGACGGTAAAAGACATTATGTTACTCCCAGCGGAGATCGTGTGGCTAGCGTAACTACTATACTGGACAAAACAAAACCTGAAGAATCCCGTATTGCACTTGCTAACTGGCGCCGTGCAATGGGTGAAAAGAAAGCCCAAGAGATCACATCTGAAGCAGCCAATCGTGGCACCAGAATGCACAAGTATCTAGAGGACTATGTTAAGGGTGAAACTCTAAAAGAGACTGTATCAAATCCCTATGCAAATCAAAGCCTGGTCATGGCCAAGAAAGTCATTGCAGCTGGGTTTGATAAGATTACAGAAGTTTGGGGTAGCGAAGTTCCTTTGTATTTCCCTAGGCTATATGCAGGCACCACTGACTGTGTAGGTGTACACAGCGGCGACGAAAGCATACTGGATTTCAAGCAAACTAATAAACCCAAAAAAGAAGAATACATCAGTGACTATTACCTGCAACTAGCAGCATACGCACTGGCACACAATGAAATCCATGGTACTAACATACGCAAAGGTGTTATTATGATGTGCGTCAAGCCTGAAGAAATAGAGCCAGGCCGCTGGGCAGAGCCGCAATATCAACAATTTATCTTAGAGCCCAAAGACTTTGACATGTGGGCCAATCGTTGGTGGGATCGGGTAGCTGAGTACTATCAAAACAACTAAATACAGCAATAGAGGTAAAAACCCATGGCTGTGATACAAATTTCTCAGATTCAAGTTAGACGCGGATTTCTTCAAGACCTTGGCCAATTAAATTCGGGAGAATTTGGCTGGGCAATAGATCAATTAAGATTATTCATTGGTAACGGCTTGATACAGGAAGGTGCGCCGTATCAGGGCAACACTGAGATATTAACATCTAACTCTGACCTGCTGGGACTGTTGGCAAACTATACATTTCACGGTCTGGTAGGCGGGTATGATGTGGTTACCGGACCAGATGTGCAGAGTAAAGTCTTGCGCCCAATGCAAGAGAAGTTTGACGATTTTGTCAACGTTAGAGACTTCGGTGCAGTAGGTGACGGTAGTACAGATGATACTGCTGCTATACAACGTGCAATAGATGAAATTTATGCTAGAAGATCTATATATACTCCTCCGGAAACACGCCGCACCATTAGGTTTCATCCTGGCGAATACATCATTACAGATGCATTGATTTTCCCTTTATTTTGTTCGCTTAAAAACACAGGCAAAGAAAGTGTAATAATTACCCAAGCTGGCCTGTCTGCTAGCTGTATTTTTAAAGCAACTACTTCGTTGGGAATATCAGCAGACATGCCAGACAATCAGCTTACTGAACTCAGTAAATTGGGTTTTATCGAAGTGTCTGGCATTAAATTTAAATCGTTAGTAAACTACATACCAATTGGCATCTTAGACTCTGTTAAGATGGTAAAATTTGATAGATGCCGTTTTGAGGGCATCGAGGATTCTCCAGGCGACACATCTGCCAGATGCATTGACATTACATCACAAGTGGCAAGCACACAGACTGTGCATTTTTCTGAGTGTGATTTTTATAACAACAGTCTCGCAGTTAACATACGCAATGACATGGGCATGTCAGACATTGCATTTGATCGCTGCACGTTTGCAAATATATATCAAGGGCTTAACATAAAAAGTAATGTAATCTCTATCATGGGTGTTAGAGTTACAAACTCAGTATTTGACAATATTTCTTCAC